AGCAGTCAGCTTACGGTTTCTTTCGTCTCGTACAGATTTTGCCTGATTTGCATCAATAGAGGCAATGGCTTCAGCGTCCATATCCGCAACGGAGAACTTGGTAAACCACTGCCCATTAATTTCCTCGACACCATCTCGGTAAGCAGTCTGGTATCTCGTTGGCTGTGCTTGTGCGCCGTTTAATACCGGATCAGCATCAAAGCCATCTAGTAGCTCAACCGTTAGCTGTTGAGGAAAACTGGTATTCGGATGAGCAGCGCGAAACTCGCTCTCTGTCATCACCTGCCCTGTTCTAAGTCTGATTTCCATGATTGTCCTCAAGCAATAGCTAAGAAGATGTAAGTTGCTGCACTGACATTGATGTTAGTCGCCGTAACCTGATTGACGATAAAGCCGCTGTTATCAGGATCAATACTGTCATCGGTGGTTACTTCAGACGCTGTTGAGTTCAGCGCCAAATACGGATCGTTGCCAGACACAATACCTCTGGCTGTATCCCAAACTAACCAACCTCCGCTGGCGCTTGTTCGTTTAATGAGGATGAACCTTGCGCCAGCAGTAAACCCGCAGTTAATCGTCTGGCTGCTGCCGTTGCCTGTGTAGCTGCCTACTTTAGATACGCCTGTGACAGAAGCGAAAAGGTAGGCAACATAAGTAAACCCAGATTGGTTCAACGGATCGGTACCCGGAGTAATTGTTGTTGCGGTTGGGGTTCCGCTAGCGGTATACCCCTGGTTTGAATTTAACGCCTCAGCAGCCGAAGATTGCAACCAAAGAAATTTAGTTTGAGCAATCAAAGATGGTGTGTGTACGACCCAAACATCCGCATAGAGTCTGCTTTTGTAAATTATTAACTCCGGCTGAACGCCTAAATTATGATTTACTGCGGATGTTGACCCCGTACCCGTATAGCACACCACATCAAAGAACCCCGGAGCGCGACGGAAGTACCAAGGTATGTAAGTTTGACCTGATAAGTTAGTGTACCCACCACCACTGTTATTACCTAAGCTAATTCCGTCCATATTGAAGGACGTTATTTCAGCGCTATAGGTAGCTTCCGCATTTGTTAGGTGGCTTATGAGCAAAGGAGTGCCACGCAATCTATCTATGAAAGTATGGCCTGTTCCAGTTCTTGATCCAGTAAGTGCCAAATCTGGCGCAAACCCTACCCCTGTCACTGTCGCCGCACCACTAGTGCCGCTACGAGCAATAGCGTTATAAACCTGCGTCCCACTCGTCGGCGTTTTCATCGGGCCACGACGGATGGCGATGTAGATGTAGGTGGAACCGCTTGCGTTAAGGTTGCCTGTAGAAGTTTGCAGCTGAAATCCAGTTGCCTGTGGTGTGGCTAAGTTTAAGCCTGAACCTTCAGCAAGGGATAAATCTGCATACAGTTCGTTATCTGAGGATTCACTAAACCCTCGCATAACATCTAACATCACCCAGTTTCCTGTACTAGATGACCTTTTAACCATAAGCCACTGCGGTTCATAGCCCAATGTGATGTTGTTACCAGCCGCACCTGTACCTGTGTAAGACCCACAACTAATCACATTGTCCGACCCAGAAGCGCCAAAGCCTCCAGCATTGTGAGCGAATAGGTAGGCGACGTAGGTGCCGCTGTTAGCGTTGACTGTTGAGTCAGTGCCTAGACTGAACTCTGTGCTAGTCGGCGTGGTGCTGTTCCAGCGCGTCGTGCCAGTGGCTTTTGCTGCTGTGCCATTCAGCACAAGGTATTCTGTGTTCGCAAGGCTGCGGTGATAGACCTGCCAATCAGCAGCAGAATCTGTGCGCTTAATAAGGATGCACCCCGGCACAGAGCCGAGGTTGTGGGAGATGGTGCGGTTAGAGCCATTCCCCGTATACGTCACCACATCAAAGAACTTTGGCTGCTCGCGGAATGTCCAAGAAACGAATCTTTCTGGACTTTCATTATAGTAAGCGACTGACCCTATTGAAAAACCATTAGAATTAAATGAACTAATTCCAGTGCTAAATGTATCTTGCGCCGCATTTAAATCACTGTATATGACTTTAGTATTTCCTCGAACTGTGTCAGCTAAAACATGATTGAATCCAACAGACCGACATTTAACCCACACCATCCCACCCTTACCGGCAAGATCGATCCCGTTGGTGATGGTTTGCGATGCCCCAGTACCCGTATACAAGTAGGTGGAAAATACCGATTCTATGTAAACCGCTTCGCCTGAAGGAGCCGCTGTGTTTTTAGCCGCGAACATTATCTTTTCTCCTTGCAATTATCAAAGTGCCAGCGACTAGCAGTATTTACAGCAATGTCTTTCTCGCAATGTGGGCAAAAAACTCTAGGCTTTTTAATACCTTTTCTTAAAACACTCATCTTTTGTCTTGCTTCCTCAGTTTGCTTTCTTCCTTTCATTGGACTAATCCTACTTTTTAGTGCCAATGATATTTTTAACTTTGTTTCTGTTGACGGTATATAAGTAGACTCTTTTCTTGCTTTAGCTATGTTTGCTCTGCCTTCATCAGATTTTGGCTTACGCATTTTTAGTTTGTGAGATTCAGAAATAACCCTACCTTTCTGCAAGGTAGACATATATTCTTTATGACTTTCCGAGTGCTTATAGCCTAACGCTCCATCTCCACCATCGGTCATGTTTGTAAGTTCAAATCCATGACTACGCATTTCGCTTATCAATAGGCACTCAAAATCCATAGCCATTTCATCAGAAACATTATCTTCAACTTTAACGACCGTCACTTCATGACCATCATTAAGAATGCTACGGATTTTGCTCAGTTTCAATGATTTTCTTTTTTTGTAATATATTGCTTCTTTTACATGAAAATTGCAGCGGTCACCATTACCTTTACCAACGTAAAAAGGCGTATTGTTTCTGCTGTCAATTAACATATAAACGTAAGCCATATATTACGGAGTGTAGTTCTGAGCAACAGTTACGCCATACCAGTTAGTGCCATCAGCAAAGAACGAGAAAATATCCTGTCTACTCGCTGTACTAGTAATCGTAGGCGCAGTTCCAGCAGACCATTTCACCGTTGACCATGTAACAGTCCGGCTACCAGTACCATCCTGTTTCAACATCAGCAGGAACGACTTACCCGATGTCGCTGTAGGCATCGTAATTGTCGCGTTACCTGTTAATGTAATGATTTGGACAGTACCGTTAGTTAAAGCCAACGTAATAGCCGTACCACTGTTCGCTGTAAACGGAGTCTCAACGTAGTTCGTAACCGTAGGATTAGTCAGCGTCTTATTGGTCAGTGTCTCAGTACCCGTCGGGGTTACATAGTCAGTACCCGCAGTAGCAGCCGAAAAAGCACTCTGACCGTTACCCTTGACGATACCTGTCAAGCTAGCAACGCCAGTGCCACCGTAAGGAACAGTGATTTCAGTGCCATTCCATACGCCAGAGCTAATCGTACCTAACGCATTGACGTTACCACTAGCGTCCTTATAAACCGATCTCTCAGCCGTATAAGTACCAAAGACATCCTTAGCGCCAGCACCGAAGTTAACAGCGTTATTGCTGTTAGATGATTTCAGTACCGTAGTACGAGCTAACGTACCCGTTCCAACAGTACCGAGACCAACTTCCCAATCTGCACCGAGAGTAATTGTGTAATAGCAAGTATTACCATCGCCAATCGCCGATCCGAAAGTACGAAAGCCCGTTACTGCACCGTCCAAGGTAAGTGTGCCTGTGCCGGTCGTGGTGGACGTTTCCCGAACTCGGTCAGCAATGACTAATGGCATAGATTACTCCAGAGTTACGGAAAGGTTGCCTGTCGAGATTGTGAACACATCACCAGAAGCAATCGACTTAGACGCATCCAAGGCTGTGTAATACAGCAGGTTGCCGCTAGTTGTCGCATCCAGAATGCCAACGTGAGTCACAGTACCCCATGTGCCAGTAGCAGTCGGGAACGTAACTGACGCGCTATTCGTTGATACACCGTTACTAGGCGCACCAAACGTTACCGCTGTACGAGCGTAGGAACCACCAGATACCTCAGTACCTGTATTGCCTTCACCCGGATCGCTTGTGTAAAGACCTACATAAACCGCAGCAGGGCTTGTGTAGCTTGTATTGCGGAGAGTAGCGTTAATTAGCGCATTCTCCAGATAATTAGACATCTCAGCCATGATTTACCTCACGTTATAAGACATAGACATAGGTTGACCACTATACTCACTTGCTTGGTCGGACGTAGAGATAGAATCAATCGCCCTAGAATACAAGGAAGCCCAAGTCTGCACCCTTGCATCATTCATCAAATACGGCTCTGCCTCTGCCAAAGACGCATATAGCAACGCATCAGGCACATAA